GTTGTGTCGTCGTATTGCGGCATCAATCATCTCCTGAACTTCAGAACGAGTTGCATAATCATCGTCAAAAGGTTCCATCATTTATCATCACCAAGAAACTTTGCCAGAGGATCTCTTCTGGTTTTAACAATTTCTACTGCTCTTCTGTAAAACATATTATTTGTATTACCAGAAGATTCAAAAGTTGCCTTGATCTTCACCCAATTATCATAGGTGTGCTGATCCATAGAGGTTTAGGTTGAATATTATTAGTTATATTAGTCAGTATTTTTACCTTGTCAACTATGTGTTGATATGACAACATAGATTAATCAAATGTAACATTAATTACATTTTATCGAATTTCAAAGTCTAATTTTTTAACTTTTCTTTGACGACGTGCTTCTTGCCAAGCAATGTCTTCATTCGTCAAAATATTATTTTTTACTTTAGTATTATACGAATTTAACATAACAACTTGAGAAAGATCAGTTGCAGAAATCTTATCTCCACGAATTGTTGCCATATTTGGACAACCACAAGTTACTGTTTTACTGTGATGACCTTCTATCTCTTTACCACAAGAACGACATCTAATTTTTATATTTTCCATATTCCAATCCTATAAATTAATTTCAAAATATTTTACTTATTTATATTGATTTTAAAAAATAAAAAAACCTCCCAGAAAGGAGGTTTAGAGGTATCAGGATTTTATCAGAACCTAAATGTCGTCTGAATCACACCACCATAGTTAGAAGAAGCATTCTTCAGACCTTGATTGTTAGAAACATAGAACACAGAGGGGGTGATAGTGATGTTATCACTTACCCTGTAACGATAGAAGGTTTCCCACATAATAGCATCTTTATTTGATGCCAGAGAAGCAGCATTACCAGGAGCACCAATGGCAAAACCAGCAGCATTACCCTTGACAAACACATCACTCCACTGAACACCTGCCATCCAGGTTTCTGAGTTGGTAGCACCCTTAGGAGTTGCTTTACCCTTAGCATCAAGACTTACGTTGTTCCATCCATAAGCAAGAGATACAGAGGGAATAATACCTGATTTCTTAGGTTGCCAGTAAGCATTAATGGCATAACCATTTGAGGTTTGACCAGGAGCAAGAGCACCAGAACCACCATTAATGGCATTGAAGGTGCGAACACGAGTGCCTTCGGTGCCATTACGGTAACCGAAAGCAATACCGTACTGAGGGGCACGATAACCAATCTGAGCAAGAGTATTCAGAGCACCGGCAGCATCAAACTGACCCTTGGAAGAATCAGAACCATTCTGAGCAACATAGTTCAGACTAGCAACGATACCACCTTTCTTTCCAGGTTGAGCATACTGAATACCAAAACCAGAACCAGTTGCCTTGTTGTAGACACCAGGAGCACCAGCAACAGCAAAGAAGTCAAGAATGTCAGACTTGTATGCGGTAGGAATCCATGCCATTTCAGTGTTACGAACAATGGCACCAGCAGTCAGAGTCACACCTTTAGCAAGTGCAGGGAAACTGTAGTACAGACGGTCAAGTTGCACTGCATTTGCAAGACTTTCTGCCTTGTCCAGTTTGAACAGGGAAGAACTTGATCCAAAAGGTTGACTGGAGAAGTTGCCAGAACGCAGACGAGTCTTGAGCAGATCCTTACCAGTGAAGGAGGTATCAAAATTCAGACGAAGGTCATAGTTGAAAGCAGTATTACCAACGTTAGTTCCGTTAGCAAGACGAGCACCATCTACACCACCCAGAACGAAGGTTGCTTCACCTTTCAGTTTGGTAGTAGTAGAGAATTGTTGTGCTTGAAGAGTGCCAACTTGCGTTTCCAGTTTGGCAACACGACCACGAATGACACCGAGTTCTTGATTAAATTCTGTCAGCAGACGTTGAATTTCATCAGTAACTTCAGTCACACGATCCAGACAAGCATTCAGAAGTGCTGCTGCTTCAAAACGGGTCATAGACTTTTGACCACCATAAGTCCCGTTAGGATAACCAGCAACACAACCATAACGATCAACAAGATTGTTGAGTGCCTGATAAGCCCAATCCGTAGGTTGAACATCAGACAATTGAGTGATACTTGAGACCTGTTCTGAAGAAGCATACTGGTTGACTGCTGCCATATTCAGGTCTGCGGCATTCGCAGCAACAGGAGCAACCATTCCCAGAGCAACAGGTGCAAGAATCAGTTGATTAAATTTCATAAAAAAATTTTAGTAATAAACGACAAATGAGGTTTTGTAGATAAAACCTCATTATTTAGAAAGTCTTAAGCAAATCTTAAGACGATTCATTTTAGATAATATTTCAATTTTTGTCAATTATGATTCCACTTCTGCATCAATTGTCTCAGTCTCTTTCTCGGTTTCAGTTTTCGTTTCTGGTAAAGTAACTCCAATTTGGTCGAGATATTCAACTGCACCTTGAACTTTTAAGAAAAGTTCTTTTTTGGAAGTAATTTGAGCTTGAAGGGAATCAATCTCTTGTGCAAGAGTTTGTCGTTGTTGCAAAAGATTTGAAAGATGTTGTTGTTGTTCAGTCATATACAAAAAAAAAATAACTAACTTGGTTTATTTATTGGTAGGAGGGAAAGAGAATAAAATTCTTTCCCTTTATTCTATTTTATTAAACTTCTACCGTAATCAGTCGGTTAGCATAATCATGAGCATACGAAGTGCGAGCACCATGAATGCCCCAACCAATCCAATTATACGCATAGTCCATGTAACGATTGATAGATTTACCAGTAGTTTTCATTCGATCCTCAATACGTTTCCATTGAACTTCATTTGTTAGATAACGAAGTTGCGTGTGAAGTGATGAGGGATTTCCCTCATACTTCTTTGCAAAATCACCCAACCCATAATAACGATCGGCAGATGTCCATTGGATCAGTCCATAACCACGACCGCAGTGATGGTACTGAATCCTACTACCACCTTCACAAATATTAGGCACGAACATAGATTCTTGCTTAATATTGCCCAAAATAGTAGCAAGGGCGTTTCTGTCTTTTATACCATAATCCTGGAGAAATGCCAGGGTGGCATTTTCATTCTCATTACACCCTTTACAAATTAACCTTGTCTCTTTTGGTTTTTCTGGAGCAACCTCTCGGATTGCTGTCTTCTTTCCATCTACAAAATCAGAATCATTGATAACTGAAGAAGGTACTTTCTCCAATGGTGGAGGGGGACCGTGCATTTTGTAGTTGACGAATGGCAGTGATGCCGTGCTGGTTGTAACCATTGCCAAAAGAGGCAGGGTTACTGTAAAGATAGATTGCATTAATTTTAATTGAACTCTACATCCGTATAGAGAAAGGGGTAAACCTTCTTTTCAGAAGGCAATCTCCACGGCTCTAATTTCACAAATCAAATTCTCATAATATAAAAAACCTACTCATAATAGGAATCCAATTTTGGATTTTTTCATAATATCAGATTATTTAGAATCTGTCAAAAATCTAAAAAATATCCACTAATATATTCCAAAGATAATACCTCTAAATTTTCTTTTTGAATCACCCAATCTCTAATTTCCTCATAAACACTTTCAGCATCTTTAATACGACCTTCATCACATAATTGATGCATACGATTAATATGATCTTCAATTAAAGTATTACAAATTTTTTTGATTTTTAGGTTACTCATTAAAATAATCCTTTCGGTAATATCTTCCTAGGACATTCGAATTATAATACGCAGGAACCCCAGTGTCAAGAGATTCAATCAAAACATTATTTAAAAATAACTGTCTAGTTTCTTCATAATTTGTTTTTCCTACTGTATTATGAAGAGATAGAATGGTTCTCTTAAACCTATCTTTTCCATATATTTTTATATCATCTTTAAGTTCAGGACAAGAACCATAATACTTTTTCCAATCACTTTCTTGCTTTACCTTTCGTTTTTTTCCCTTAGGTGTTCTAAAAGACCAGAAATATTTTCTACCTATGTATTTTCTATTGGTATCTAAACACTCTATTAAATAAACAAATCCAAAGTAATCTTTTATATCTTCCGTATCAAAGATTTCCCCAAGATATCTCCAAGGGTTCTCATAACTCATTCGGGTTCCTAATAATATTCAAGTTATTTATAGGTATAACTTATCTTCAACCCTAACAGAGTGATTATAGTCATAAAAAAAGCACCTGTCAAGGTGCCTTAATGAATTGTAATATTATATCAACCTTCCATAATTTGATTGAACCAACTTTCACTCATATTACTGATGATTACATTTGCGTTTTCAACTGTTGACGTAAAATTGTTTTCAAGAAGGTATGATGCTACGAGTTCATATGCTTCATATGCCTCTCTATTGAGTTCTTTTTTCTCTTTAGGAGTCAGAGCACCTCTTTGTGCTCCTCTTGCTGCCTGCTTTGCTTTTACGGCAGGGTCATCAGACTTGTGAGCATATCCATGGAGACCAGGATTTGAAGAAGTTGTATTACGGAAATCACCTCTTTGTGCTCTGGCAAGATTTTGTCTTGCTTTTTGCTTTGCACTATCTCCATAAGTTGGTCTGTTTTCAAGTGCAGTTGCTCTATCAGCAGATTTTCCACCACCTGTTGATTTTGCAATCTTATTACGGATTGCAGTTTCATCATAACCTTTCTTAGCCATTGCAGTTGCTTCGTCAATCTCAACTTCTTCATTATATGATTTATTTCTTACCTTTGCTATTGCTACTTCTTTGGGAACACCAGAAGCAATCATTCTTGCAATTCTTACATCAGCAAAGTCATTATCACCATCTTTATCTTGGTCTACTTTTTTCTTTGCTTCGTAAATTGATGAATAAGCATCTGCAATATCTTTAATTGTTTTAGCAGAAGGCCATTCGTAAGATGATTTTTGCGTCATTGGTTTTATTGCTCCTGTTCCTGGAGTTGGGGGGTTTTTTTGTTGTGCTGCAAGACCAGTTCCTGCAGGAACTGGTCTATTTATAACAGCAGGAGAGTTTGCTAAAGCATCCAAGTCCTGCTTATTCATTTTTAGCAACAAAAAGTACTTTTATATACTTATTTATTATTTAATAAATTGCTTCCAATACTCATAGGAAGTCATTTCTTCGTTCTTAGTTGCTTGATAAGAACGAACTCTTGATTCACCTTTTTTATCTGGTGCAACCATATGAGTTTTGATTTTCTTTGATGTTGGTTTTTCTGCCTTTTCTTTTTCAAATGCCTTATGAACTTTGGCAGCATCATCATACATATGAATGCTCTTAGCACCACTTTGCTTTGCTACTGCATTCGCAACATCCACTTTCTTTTTGCCAATATCACCACCCTTCATTCCACCAGTATAGTGAATCTTTGACTTATCTACATCAATACCGTGTCTCTTAAGATGTCCTTGAAACTCACTTGGTTTATCAAACTTAGAACGAGCAGTAATTAAATGAACGTTTTGTCCTCTTGCCTGTTTTCTCTTAATATCCTTAATTACTTTCTTATTTGGACTTGAAGTTTCCTTAAATTTCTTAGCACTTTGGAACTCACTAAAGTCATAAGAATGACCCTTTTCCAACTTATGAGTATTAAACTCTTGGTTGCTTAGACTCTTAACTCTTTTTCCTGATGCATCTTTAACGTGAACCTGAACATTTGGTTTGCCCTTTTTGCCGTGTCCAAATAAGGTTTCATCAACGTCGTATGCGTGAACGGTTGTCTTCTTTCTTGTTCCTCTTGCTTTCTCTTCAATATACTCTTCAAGAATTGCCGCAGTAAACTCTTCACTGATATGCTCAAACATCACTTCTGCTGCTTCATAACTTTCTGCAAAATCAGCATCAACTAAAGTTTCAATTACATAATTATAAATGTTTTCTGTTTCTTCTCTCTGTGCTGCATAATAAGCACCAAGTGCTCTCTTAATTCTTTGCTTCTTACTATCACCTTTGAAGGTTTTGCTCTTTGAATGAACGAAATCACTAATTGTTTTACTGACATCAGCACCTACGTCAATTTTTTCATTTACATATTCCTCTTTGTAACCTTTTGCTGCAGAACTCCAATAGTCACCCCAAGATGCTTTATTTGTTTTTGCTTCTTCTGGTGATGATGGTTTAAATGTTCCACTAGTTTTACGAATAGAACCTTGTGGTTTTCTTACTTTTTTCTTAGTTCTTGCTTTTGCTGCCAAAGATTCAATTTCTTCCTTTGATGGTGGTTTATCCTGAATTTTTTTTGTTACTGGATTCCAGTGTGCTTCATTTACTTCAACTTCTTCTTTCTTTACTGACGCAACAAAACCAGGAAGTTGTGGTCCTGCTTTCTTTGCTCTTGCTGCTCTTCTACGAGCAATTTCAGCATCTGCCTTATTTGCAAATTCTTTTTGCCCTGCAATATCTGGATGTTCTGATGCAACACCTTCAGTATAAATTTTTTTAAACTTAGAAATGCCAGACATATTAATAAGCAATACTTTTTTTTATTTATAAAAAAAGAGGGGTCGCAACCCCTCTCATATTACAGTTTAAAACTAGAAAATTGATTTGATGTCATATCTTGCTTAATGCCGCCGACCAAATATGACTCTGCCTCCGATTCTTGAGGTGCCACCTGTAATCCTTTGGATTCAATCCAATGAGAAGTCCAAGGCAATGGATTATTCTTTGCTGGAATATCATAAAGTGGTTTAATACCAATTGCTTTCATACGACGATTGGCAATCCATTCAACATAACTCCAAAGAAGTTTATCATTTAGACCAATCATAGAACCATCTTTAAACAAATACTCTGCCCACCTCTTTTCCTCATTTACGCAATTCTCAAAGGCACCTTTTACCCATTCCTCTTCTTCTTTAGCAATTTGTTGCATTTCTGGATCATCTCCTTCATGCCACTTATTGAGGATGTTTTGAGTAATGACAAGGTGCTGATTTTCGTCTCTTGCGATGAGAGAGATAATTTTAGCGGATCCTTCCATAAGTTTGAGTTCACCAAATGCAAAGCTGCAAGCGAACGAGACATAAAACCTGATACCTTCGAGAATGTTGACATTGGCAATTGCTCTGTAAAGTTTTCTTTTAAGTTCAATACGTTCTTCTCTTGCATATCCAGCACCCTCTTGTGCAAATAACCAATCAGTTGAAGTCCCATACTGTTGTGCAGAGTTAATAAAATCATCATAAGCTCCTGTAACTGAGGATGCCCTCTCTAGAATCTTATCATTACTCAAAATAGAATCAAACACTTCAGAGGGGTCTGAATAAACATTCTTAATAATGTAAGTATAAGAACGACTATG